TGCCAAACGCCATCACGCCCTCGAAAAGGAATTGAAATAACGTGTCATACGCATCGCCAAACGACATGATAGCCAGGTATTCTAATCGCGATCTGGTGCAATTAAGTAATGAAGATCCGACCCAGACAGCGATAAACACCACAACGCTTCAGCAAGCGCTGGATGACGCGTCGGCCGAAATCAACGCATATATCGACGGCCGCTTTACACTGCCCCTAGGCGATCCTCCGGTGATGCTCAATCGACTTACCTGCGACATTGCAATGTACCGGCTGCAATCCTTACGCCCACTGCACGATCTGGCGGATGCGCGCCGGCGATACGAAGATGCGATCGAACTGCTGGTCCGAGTGGCTTGCGGAGAAGTAACGCTAGGCTTAGCGACGGATAATGGCGAGCCGTCAGACGCGCAAGGATCGGTAGTCACGCAGGCGGGCGGCGACCCGAGCGGCGATCTGCCACCACGGATATTCGATCGCGGCTCACTCAAAGGCTACTGAGCAATGCGTCGCGCGAACTCCGACAGGGCGGCAAATCGCCGGCGGGCAATTCGTTTGCATAAGGGCTCAAGGCAAGGAGCACTGAGATAAGCGATGGGAGCATACGTATTAGACTGTCCATGGATTGGACAAAGCTACACACCGCCCACGCCGCTGGACATCGGTACGATTGAGGCCGCAATAGTCAGTCGGTTGAGCGCCCAAATCACCATGGTCGAAATCGCGCACTTTCCAGACAAACCCGAGGCCTATCGCATGACGCATCGGATAGGAGCGGCACTCATACGGTACGAGGGGGCGGAGTACGGCGAGGTGATCGACAGTGGGGCGATCGTACAGGAACGCACGCTCAAATTCGAAGTAACGCTGATGATGCGCGACCTGGGGTGGAGCGTCGGGGGTCCGCCGGGTGGTGGCGACCCGGGTGCTTACGCGATGATCGAGTCGATCCGCGGCGCGCTCACGGGATTCCGCGTCCCAGGGTGCGACAAGACTTATCCGCTGCGCGAACGCTTTATCAAACGGGATAAGCAGGGCGGCGTCTGGATCTATGCGATTAGCTTCGGGTTGCGGACAGCGGCTGTAGAAGCGTCGATCCCTGACAACTATCCGTTGCTCACAGTAGCTACTGCAGAGGAACAAGGCGGTATCACGACAGTGAGTGTTGCACCGGCTTTGTATCAATTCAATCAGAGCGGACAGGTCGATTTACCGAACGGCAATGTGTCAGCGGTGCTTGTTACGAATGTCTCCACCGGCGCCCTCTACGCCGCGGGCACGGACTACGCACTGGACACGGTTAACGGAATTATCGCCCTCTCGCCGACTGGCACGATCACGAGCGGCGCATCGGTCAACGTCGGATACACATACGCGGAGAGTGTAACGGCCATTTCCAGCGGGGGCATTGCGCCGACGGCGCCGACTAACTGAGTAAAGCACTGGAAAGGAGCCCACCTAGCCACATTTGTCGGATCTGCCGAACGAATATTCGACGGACTGTCCCAACAAGCCGAACTAACTATCCAACTACTGGCGTTTGCCAGCCGATAACAGTAGCACCCTGGCAATTGCCGCGTGCCCCGGCCCTGCGGAGGGAACACGCATGAGAAGCCAGCAGAGGAGAAGTAAATGCCTGCATCGTTTCTGCACGGAGTGGAAGTAATAGAGTTGCTTACCGGCCCCGCTCCGATCACCGTGGTGAAATCATCAGTCATCGGACTGGTGGGCACGGCCCCTTATTGGGCAGTGTCTTCAGGCACAACCGCAGCGCCCATCAACACGCCCCTTCTGGTGAGCTCGGCACGAAACGCCGCACAATTCGGTCCGGCAGTTCAGGGGTACACGATACCGTACGCGCTCAACGCGATCCTTGGGCAAGGCGCGGGCCAGGCGATCGTGGTGAACGTCTTCGACATCACCAAACACACCAGCGACATAGTTGGATCGCAAACCTTCAGCGCGGCGGGTGCAATCAATCTCGGACACATGGGTGTCACAAACCTGAGCCTCATGCCGACCGCGACCGCGTCGGTGAGCGCGGAATCCCACACCTTTGGCGGCACACCGGCGACGATCCAACTGGCGCACAGCGGCGTACAAGGGTCGTCGGTAGTGGTAACGAGCAATCCGGCCGGCACGACCTACATCCAGGGTACTGACTATACGGTGGATACTCGCACGGGTCTGATAACCCGGCTGACCGCAGGCGCTATCGGGATCACAGCAGCGGTGCTCGCGAGTTATAGCTACTACTCGGGTACGGCCTATTCGCTCGTTCATGACTACGCTATCGACGCGGTCAACGGGGTCCTCACGCTGCAGTCCGGTGGCGCCATCGCAGCGGGAGCGACGGTAGTTGCTTCATTCAGCTACGCCGATCCGACCAAGGTCCAAGACTCGGACATCATCGGAGCGGTTAGCGGTTCGGGTTACACCGGATTGCAGGCCCTGCTCACGACCTATGGAACGATGGGATTCTTCCCAAAACTGCTGATTGCGCCCGGATATTCGCAGAATGGCGACGTCGCTACCGCGCTGCAGGCCATTGCGGGGACGCTGCGCGGGATGGCATTGATCGACTCACCGCCAAGCACACCGCCCGCGACCGCACTCGCGAACCGCGGCGTCGCGGGAAATGCGTTCGACACGAGTTCGACGCGCGCGATTCTATGCTATCCCCAGGAAACCTACTTCGACATCGGCCTGGTACCGACCGGAGTGACTCTGAATGGCACCAGCGCGGTTCCATCAGTAGCTAATCAAACCGCAGTCGGACCATATTCCCAGTGGGTGGCCGGTGCAATCGCTTTGAAAGATCTTGACAATGGCTATTGGTGGTCGCCTTCGAATACTCAGGTAAACGGAATTCTGGGGCCGGACGTGACGCTCTATGCGTCGCTCCTGGACGCGGCCTCCGACGTGAATAACCTGAACGCGGCGGGCATCGTAACGGTGTTCAATGCGTTCGGGACGGGGCTACGAATATGGGGTAATCGCACGGCCGGCTATCCTACGATTACGACGCCGGACAACTTCATCAACGTCCGCCGAACGATGGACGTGATAGAGGAGTCGGTCGAACTATCGATGCTCCAGTTCATAGATCAACCAATCAGTAACGCCTTGATTACGGCGATATTGGCCAGTGTCAACGCATTCATCCGCACGCTGATCCAGCGCGGTGCGTTAGTGGCGGGCACCGCGAGGTACAATCCCGCGGAGAACGACCCCAGCCAAATCGCTGCCGGCCACCTGGTATTCGACATAGACGTCATGCCCCCGCCGCCGGCCGAGCGGTTGACTTTCAACGTGTACATAGATTCGACGCTCCTGAGTCAACTCGGCACGACGAGCGCATCGACGAGTACCGCGCTGACCGCCTAATCGGATTCGCGCCGCAGCAAACACACAGAGCATACGACGAGGTATTCAGGATAGGGCAATGGATATATCAGTAAATCGAATAACTAACGCAAATATATACATGGACGGCATCGGACTACTAGGTCGAGCGGAGGAGATTCAAGTCGCGCAGCCGCATCATCGAATGGTAGATCACAAGGCGCTGGGAATGGCGGGAACGGCTGAGTTCTGGGCGGGCGTGGAAAAGCTCGAGGCGAAAATCAAGTGGGCGTCACTATATCCGGAAGTGTTGGTGGCAGCGGGGAGCCCCTTCGTAGCGCACTCATTCCAGGTGCGAGGAAGCCTGGATCAATATACGAGCCAGGGGCGGAGCGCGGAACTGCCGGTAGTGTACCTGATGACGGGCGTGTTCAAGGATGCTGGCGCCTTCACGTTCAAACAACACGAGAACGTGGACACTACATCAGCTATAACGGTCTACCATTCCGAGCTATTTATCGCGGGTTCGCAAATACATCTGTACGACGTTCTGGCTAACATCTACGTGGTCAACGGAATTGATCAATTGTCGCAGTTCCGAGCAAATCTCGGCGGTTGATTAGGCTGAGTAGAAAGCATCTGGCACCGTATCTCCGCACTGAACCACGGCTATCGCCCGCGGGATAAGATTCAAACGATCAATAGCACTGGAGTGAGGATTCATGACCGAAGAAGGACGAAGGACAATTTCGTTGCCCTCAGGAAAGCAGGCGGATGTTCGAAAGGGTAAAGGTCGAGACTTGATGCGAGCGCATCGCGCGGTAGCGGGTAATCCGGAACCAATGTCGGTTTCGTTCGCACTGATCGCCGAAGTCGCACGAATAGGAGGAAAACCACTGGTTTACGAGGACTTGCTCGATATGGACCTGGACGATGTGCTGACGCTCGAAGCAGAGGTGATGGGGGTGGGCGACGGCCAGCAAAATTTTCCGTCGCCCGCGGCTCTGCACAAAGAAGCCGAGGACCAATCTCAGCCGCGGCCGTCATCGGACTTATCGCTTTCGGCTTCTCCTTCACAGAGCTAGGGAGAATGGGTATCGACGAACTAGAATATTGGGCAGCCGCCGCGACGGAATACTCGGACGCCGGTCATAGACCCGCGCCCGCTTTGACCTAGGGTATGGCAGCACCACTGACCAGGGAGTGAGTAATGAGCAGACGGGTGTATGTTGGAAATCTGAATTTCGAAATGACCGACGTCCTACTGCGGGAGACCTTCGCTAAAGTCGGAGGTGTCGAAAATGCCGAGGTCATCAAAGACCGATGGACAGGAATATCGCGGGGATTCGGCTTCGTAGAGATGATGACCACGGAAGACGCAGAAGCCGCAATCGGTGAGCTCGATGGCTCAGAAGTCATGGGCCGGCTATTGCGGGTTGCTTTCGCGAAGACTCGAGGAAGCGATCCCCGAACGGACAGCGCTAGCCGGCAGTAGGTCGATTGATCACTGTGATACCCATCCAGCCGGTCCGTACGAAACACGGAGATGCTAACCGCAAGGCACGTTTTCTATTGAACGAAAGAGCTCGGATCGGCAACGTGGTCTCTTCTATCCGCAGGCTAGACGCGGCAGCACGGCACTCGACTTCAGCCGCAAGTACGTCCCAAGCCGTTAATGGTAAGTATGCGCACTTGGGAAAGGTTGAGACTGATAGTAAAAGACCCCTGCGGTCCATGCTCCAACCTTACGGCGTACTGACTAGCTTTCCGACCAGTAGACGTGACCGGAGTGTGAATCGGAGCAGATCAGCACTCATCGCGTGGCTTACT